CACTCTTTTCTACTCGTATTTACATCTTGTGTAGTTGGGTTATTAATTGAACCGTCAACCCCTGCGATTGAACCGTCAACCCCTGCGATTGAACCGTCAACCCCTGCGATTCCTGCTACTATATCATTAAGGGCTTGTAGTTGTAAATCTACCTCAGCTTTCTCAATATCTTGTGCCTCTTGGAATTCCCCAACTTGTCTAAGTGCTACAGCCTTATTCCATTCAAAGTCCTGCTTATTAGCAAATTTGGTAGTATCGTTGAGGTTATCAACTGTACTTATTAACTCATCCATACGATCATTATAATCATTTAGATACTCTTGATTGAATGTATCCTCTGAGTATATATCCCACGCTGCCTGAGCATTGGCTTTGGCTTCATTAAAAGTGAGTCCTTGCTCAGTACCACCATACAAGATATCTCTAGTAGCACTTACCCAGTCCTTACTAAGACCAGAACTTATACTTTCAAGAGTGTTAGCCATTTCCTGCACACTCTTTAAGTAATCCTGCATAGCTTCTTCTGCTTCTTTGAGTGCATCACCAAAGGTGTCTATGATTGGAAGAAACCCAGTAGATGAACTGACACTAGCACCTTGTGTAGTAGTTGTCTGTTGATTACCATAGTATAACTCTCTGTAAAAGTCTACTTGTTCCCAATATGACATATCAGCCGTTGGGTCTTTAAGTGGTGTGGGTACTACTGAGCCATCTGAGCCATCAGCCCTTGAAGTAGTTGGTGAGAGTGTAGATGCTGAATATGATGCAAGTCGTTGCTCTGTAGTTTCAAAGGCTTGTGCTTGTTCTTTAACAGCTTCGGTGTTGCGTTTGATAGATTCTGTATGGTTATCCGTTTGGATAATGGTATCTTCTATTTCATAACCCAATTCATCAAGCCCAAGTTCCAAGAGTTGAGCAGCTTCAAGTGCTTCAAGTTCTGTAACTGCAAACTCACCTAAGCCTTGATTATATCTCATAATAGCTAAGGATGCTTCAGCAGTAGCTTCGCTTCTTAGTGTTGCATCTAGTTTACGTTTAGCCTTTTCAGCTTCTCTTAGATTCTTAGCAGTTTCTTTGATGTTCTCAGCGTGTTCTTTGACTTCCACATTGACTTGTTTTTGTTTTGTGATGGTAGTATCGTTGAAGTATGCCGTCCACCAATCCATAGAGAATTGAAGTTCATTCATGGCTTTAGACCATAGAGAGGTTTTATCTTCTAAGTCAAAGATAGATGCTGATAATGCTCCAAATGATGTTGAGAGATCATCGGTCTTATCTGCATAGCTACTCGTAACACCGTTTAAATCGTCTAATGTGTTCTGATATTCAAGTCCAGCAAACACCATAGCTGTAAAGCCTTGTACTGCACCTGTTACTATACGAGCGTATACATTACCCATAGCCACAGTAGAGGTCTCTAATCTCTTTGTAGAGCGTTCTACTTTATCTATTTCTTTTTCAAGAGATTTTACTTGATTGAGTCCACTAACCTTAGCATCTATGAGTAACTCAGCCATATAAACCCTTTAAATTTTTCATTAGTATAACATTATTTCGATTGACTACCTTTTATGAAATAATTAACCATAGATAATAGTATGGGTGTAGTTTGTTTACGACTCAACCCATGCCATCTTATTTGATCTTGGAGTGCTTGATAGTGAAGCCCCGTGATGCCATTAGTGCCATAAGTGAGTGGAGTGCTATAAAATATATTAAGTAGTATTAGCATCTTTCTATTTGTTGGTGTAGCGACCATCAAAGAGTGAGGATCATTAACAACAGTTTCGCGATCTCTAGCATCAATACTATCAACTCCGGTATTTGAAGCCTTTTGTTCTATGTAAGAGAAAAGGCTCTTTAGTTTCCCGCATTACGCTCTCGTATATCACGAATGATAGTATCAAATACTTTCTGATAGCCATAGGTTTCACCAAGAGTCATAATAGCGTCTTTATCATCACCACTTAGAGATAATGTCATGCGTTGCTTATACATATCTTCAATGCTGTAAGACTCAATCTTATCCAAGAGTGACTCTTGTATATCTTCTAACTTATCAAGTTGGCTGTATAGTGATTTTATTAATTTGCTATCATCAAGATTCTTAGCATTTTCAATCTTACGCTCAATACGCTCAATCTTTTTAGCTACTTTATTATTCTCTTTGATAGTGTCTTTTGGGGTGTCTTTGTCGATTGACTTAGATTGTTTCTTTGTAAGTTCTGCAAATTCACCTTCATAGGTATCTTCACCAACTGTAAGCTCAAATGGCTCTGTTATATTTAGTTTCATTATGTCTCCTTTATAGACAGGGGTTGATAAAGGCAACCCCAACCATTATTTTAGGCGAATGTCCCAACTAAGATGCTTAGTGCATGATCGTTTGAATCATTAGACACTCTGTAAGTAACTGTACGCTTCCCTACATTATCTTGGTCTGTATCTGTGTATGTAGTAGTCTTAACAAGTCCACAAGTGATCTTCATAGATTTACCATTTACTAAGGCGCTCGCATCATCAGTAGCTACAAGTACTTCAAGTGTTGCGTACGTTTGATTCTTAATAGCTGTTACTTCTCTTGCGTAATCTGCATTATCTATAAAGAAAGATATCTCACAAGTTAAACCATAGTCTGTCATAGCTTTTGATTTAAGCCCGTCTGTACCGCCCATTGTATAGAAGTCTGCTATCTCAGGGTTAGTCATAAACTTAACAGAGTCAGGCTTCAACACAGTACCACCAAGAGTTACAAGGTTAGCACATGATACAACCATTAAAGGTTCATCGCTAAGCGTAGGGTCTGGTTGAGTAACTACAGTAGGTACAGCATCATCTATGTAACCTTGAAGGCTACAAGAGAGTTTAGCGGGTGAACCAATAGTGAGGTCAAGTGTCATATCTGATGCCATTGAGCCAGTCATTTCAAACTGATTCCCATCAAGTACCACTACAGCCGAACCAAGTACAGGTACTTGTGTATTGATATATCCAACACTAACACCCGCTGATATAGTTTCATCGAAGCCACATATCTTTAAGAGTTCTCCATACTCTGGCACAGCATCTAAAGTAGTTGCCCCAATATCGTTTGATCTCATAAGGTGTTCTACTGCAAAGTTTACTTGACTGTTACAAGTGTCTGCGTATGAGTCCGAAGTGTTTAGTTTCCCACTAATACGATTGTAGTCTGTTACCGCAATTTCAGGTGTTATCATAATCGGTACAGTATTTTCTATAAAGTTAGCAGGTGCTACAGGTAAAACAGCCCCACTTTTAAGAAATAATGCCGATTTAGTAGTATTTAATAGAGCCATTTTATCATCCTTTTAATTTTGATGGTATATTGTAGCATATTAGCCATACGATTCGATATCGTATAAAGATGCTACCTCAAAGATACCATTCCCTAAGTCTTGAATACCAAGTGTATCAGGTACCCCGTTGTAGGTTTGTGCATCATTGTTAGGTATTTTCCAACACTCTAAGAAGGTGCGAACATCGTCATCTAAACCCAGTGCTTTGGTTGGGTTGTCTGCATAACAGAATACCTTGAACTGTACACTATCTTTCTTTCGTCCATTAGCACCATCATAGGCATAAGTAACCCTATCTATTGGAATGAATACTAAAGATACCCACAAGCCGTCTGTAGGCTGTGTAAATGTAGCACCTTGATACTGTATAGGAGTCGCTACCCAAGTTGTACTGAAATAAGTTTCTAACTCTATCTTTAAGCTTTTCATATCATTCCTTTATGGCATCTAGTTTACGTTGCATATCTTTATTGCTTTTAGCCAACATAGGGGATAATCCGTTAGACCAGTCCAAACTTCCCTGCCACTTGTTAGATACAAAGCGTCTACCTCTAGCAAGTATAGTAGCATAATCCGCACTATTCTTTATCAGCCAACCATCTTTCATAGACTTGATTGTCCACGACCTTTTGAAGTGTCCAGTATCTACCACGTCCAAAGCTTTTAAATCATTGTAGAGAGTGAATACTGTTTATCATCGTAAGGGACAAAGATTAAACCTGCTAAATCTATATTTGTATTGGCATTGCTAACTTCAGCATAAAGAGTTGATGTAAATTTTGGAGCAGCATTACTCATACCTCTACCCATACAAAATTTTACATAAGTTCCTGTATCTTTATTTAGAACAAATTTAGAACTTAAACCATCAAACTCAACATTTATGGCATGTCCTAAAGGAGATGAGGCTTTGTCATCATCTCTAAG